CTGGCGTGCGCTCGGGACCAATACAGTCGATAGACGAAGTCATAGGCTCGCTTGGTGCGACGCCCGGTGTGCCACACCTTTATGGGCCGGGCGGCCAGAACTCATTGGCACGGTCCATTGCCCTTATACGTCAGCTGCAAAACGAGAAGGTCATATCGCCAGATGCTGCCAGCTCATTCCAAGATGCCCTGTCGGACATATACAAGGCCAGTGGGAAATGACACAGCTCGTCCTGCCCAACACCAAGACGCTACGGCCTTACCAGAGGGAGGTCATGGCCTACTTCGACGGCGGAGGCTCACGGGCAGCGTGCGTCTGGCATCGCCGTGCAGGTAAAGACTTCGTTGCCGCGCATCAAATTGCCAAGATGGCCCACAAACGGCGTGGGCTCTACTACCATTGTCTCCCATCACAACGCCAGGCGCGCAAGGTGGTATGGGAGACGCTCACCAGGTCGGGTGACCGGCTCATTGACCAAGCCTTCCCTCTGGCCCTACGTAAGGGCGAGGCGAACGTGACTGAGATGCGGATACCGCTCAAGTGCGGGTCTGCCTATCAGCTGGTGGGTTCTGACAACTATGGCGGTCTCATTGGTTCAAACCCGGTGGGCATCGTCTTTTCTGAGTGGTCACTAACTGACCCGCGCGTATGGGACTATGTGCGGCCGATACTGGTTGAGAACGGAGGCTGGGCCTGGTTCATATACACGCCACGGGGCTACAATCATGGCTATGATATCAAATGTGTGGCGGAGTCCAACCCGGATTGGTTTTTCTCAACGCAGACTGTCGAAGATACTGGTATCCTCTCCCAAAAAGATATTGACCAGGAACGCAAAGACGGCATGCCTGAGGAGCTCATACAGCAGGAATTTTACTGCTCCTTCTCCTCTGCTAACGTCGGTGCAATACTTGGGTCGTATATCGAGGCGGCGACTAACGAAGGCAGGATTGTCGACGGTGACTTGTATGACCCCAACGGGCGGGACGTTCTGGTATCGATGGACATTGGATTCCGTGATACCGCAGCGGCGTGGTTCTGGCAGATACGGCCGGATGGTCCGTGTCTAATCGATTACAAGGAAGACAACGGCCTGGATGCACAAGACTGGATAAAGGTGCTGCATGAGTCGCGCTACCCGCCAAAGACGGTTTATCTCCCCCACGATGCGCGTGCTAAGACATTCGCAAGCAAGCATTCGGTCATGGAACAGTTCCTTGCGTCCGGCATGGATGTGCGCATCGTGCCTAACGCCAAGATCATGGACAGGATTAATGCTGCAAGGTCAATCCTCCCGCACTGCAAGTTTGCGAAAACACTATGCGAGCGTGGCCTTATGTCGCTACGTGACTGGTCGTTCGCATGGGACGACGTCCGCAAGGTCTTCGGCCGTGACCCGCTGCATAACTGGGCATCTCATGGCTCGGACGGATTCACTTACGGGGCCTTGGTCATCTCTAACCTGGTAAAAGACTGGAGTGCACAGCCCAAAGACCAGGAAACAGTCATTATCACGCCGCAAGGCGCGCATTACACGTTCACGCTCGATCAATTGTGGGATATGCACGAAAACAAAGGACAGGTGCTACGGCTATGAGTGAATATACCGACCAGGCTCGCCGGAAACCCAGTCAGCGAGCTACGCCAAAACGCCAGCTGATTGGGCTACCTATTGGGGCAAGGAGCTGGCTGCCTCCAAAAAGTGGATGCAGAAGTGGCACCATGTCGGTTCCGTGGTGGAACGCGAGTATCTCGCGCAAAGCCGCAAGACCGAGGACGACACGGGCAGGTTCAATATCTTCTGGTCTAACATCCAGGTGATATTGGCTGCAGTCTACACCAAACTGCCTGAACCCGAGGTAGACCGCACCCATAAAGACGCCCAGGATGACATTGCCCGCGTGGCTGCGAACATGCTTCAGCGCATATTCAAGTTTGAGCTTGACGACCCGATCGAGTCGCCAGCTGAAATCTACAAACTCGCTATCCAGGACCGGTTTATTCCAGGTCTTGGCATAGTATGGCCTCGCTATTCCTACAAATCAGAGGATAAAGTCACTGAAGCCATCAATGACCCAGCCACGGGCGCAGAACTGGCGCCTAAAGTCGTGGAAACCATCATTACCGAGGAACGTGCCCCATTGGACTACGTCCGCTGGGATGACTTCTTCTATTCCCCATGCCGGATATGGTCGGATAAGCGCTGGGTTGCTCGTCGTGTCTATCTCAACGAGGATAAGCTCATAGAGCGGTTCGGTAAGGTCATCGCCAAGCAGGTTCCCATGAAAACGGGCGGTGCCAAGAATCTCCCCGCCGACGACCCTATGCGCCAGTCTCCGGAACCCGTAGGCGAGGTGTTCGAGATATGGTGCAGCGATCATGGCGGCTATGCCTTCTGGTATGCACAAGGCGCGCCAGTCATTTTGGATGCCAAAGAGAACCCGCTCAAAATATCCGGGTTCTTCCCTGTGGCCAAGCCGTTGATGGCTACGCACTTGACAAACGCTTTCCTCCCGCGTCCTGACTACACCATGGTGCAGGACCAATACGAGGAGCTGCACCTGCTCGCCTCGCGCATGAAGCTGCTCACGTCGGCGCTGAAGGTCATTGGCGTCTACAACAAGCAAGCTGAAGGCGTGCAGCGGATGCTCAACCAGGCTGACATGAACCAGCTCATCCCTGTTGACAACTGGGCGATGTTCGCCGAGCAAGGTGGCATCAAGGGCGCTGTCGACTGGCTCCCCCTCGACATGGTGGTGAACGCGCTCGAGCAAATGACCAAGCGCAAACAGGCGCTATTGCAGGAGATATACGAGATACTGGGCTTGTCTGACATCATGCGTGGGCAATCCGTGGCGACTGAGACGGCGACTGCGCAACAGTTGAAAGCGCAGTTTGGGTCTGCACGTATGCAGAAGGAGCAAGGGAACGTAGCCTTGTTCCTCACCGCCAATACACAGATACGCGCGGAGATAATCTGCCGGCATTGGCAACCGCAAACTATCATTGAGCGGAGTCAAATCATGAACACGCCCGATGCGCAGTATGCCCAACAAGCAGTGCAGCTGCTCAAGAACATACCGCAGACGGCGTTGCGGCTTGTCATTACGGCAGACACTACCGCTGCGCCGGACTGGAACCAGGAGAAGCAGCAACGCATAGACTTCCTGCAGGCGACATCACAATTCATTGGTATGAGCATGCCCATGATACAGCAGTTCCCAGGCTCTGGGCCGTTTCTTATCCAGATGCTGCAATGGGCTGCGTCCGGCTTTAAGTCTGGCAAGCAGATCGAGGGTGTGCTTGACGCTGCGGTTGCAGCTGTGCAGCAATCTCTCGCTGCGCCCAAGCCGCCACCTCCGCCTTCGGCCAAGGATACCAAGGACAGGGCACAAGCCGCCGAGTCTGTCGCCAAGGCCAAAGGAGCCAACGCGGAGACCATAGCGCTGCTGCGGCAGTATGGCATTCCAGCAAGCGTGCTCGCGCAAATTCCACCGACTGCGGCCGATGCCGTCCCGCCTGGCCAAGGTCCTGGCGCTCCGCCAGGCGTCCAGCTGCCCCCTGGGCAAGGCGGGATTGGCAGGCCACCCGGCACGGCATTGCCCCCACCAGGGCAGATGCCGCCTGGAATGGCGCCACCTGGGCAGAGGCTCCAATGAGTCGCCGCCGGTGGGTGCAGCGGAACGGCGAGCTCATTGAGATAACGCCGGATGCGGTGCTGGGTCCTCGCACCAACACTGATGCCATTCTTTGGAATGACAGGCAATACCAAGACATGGGAGACCAGCGCTTTACTTCCCGTGAACAGCACCGTGAATATATGAAGCAGACGGGGCTGACCGTAGCTAGTGACTACAAGAATGAATGGCGTGACAAAGAAGTGCAACGCAATAAAGTGTTAAGCGGCTATGACCCTTCTCGCAAGGAGCATATCGCTAAATCAATCCATAAATTACAAAGGGCCTAAGCCATGGAACCAGGAACGCAAACACCAGAAGCACCAGTGTCTTCCCGTGAAACACTGACCGCAGTTATAGACCAACTAGAAGAAAAGGACAACTCAAATGGTAGTCAGCAGGGGACCGGGGATGCTGCTGTCCCGCAGAAAGTCGAAGCTGGAGAAGGCATCGTCAAGTCCCCGGTTCAGCCCGCTGCCGGAGAAGCGCAAGTCAAGCCGGCCATTGGCCAGCAAGCAAAGCCAGCGGCGTCGCTAACCGACACACCGTCGCGTGGCCCAACCATAAAGGCGCCTGTCTCGTGGAGGCCGGATGTCCGCGAGAAGTGGGCTACTCTCCCGCCTGAGGTCCAGGCCGAGGTAGCTCGCCGTGAGCGCGAGATTCAAACCACGCTGCAAGAGACTGCAGCGCACAGGCAGCTGGTCGACCGCATGCAGTCAACTATCCAGCCATACCAGCAGCTCATAGCGCTGGAAGGTGGTGACCCAATGAAGTCGTTCCAAGACTATCTGCGGACGGCAACAATGCTGCGCATGGGCACGACTGGCGAGAAGGCTACTGCCATTGCGCAAGCCATTCGCACGTTTGGCGTAGACGTGCAAGCGTTGGACACGGCACTGGCAGCAGTGCTGCAAGGCCAACCTGTTCCCAATATGCCGAACAACCAGCCGCAACAGTTCCGTGACCCGCGCGTGGATGAGCTGCTTCAAACTATGCAGCAACGCGAACAGCAGGAG